TCTTTGGCTGCCGGGCTTTATGGCCTTAGTGTTGCAGCTAATCTGCTCGCTACCTCTCCCAACGTTCGCATGTTGTTCGAGCGTGTAGTGGACCTTGTCAAACCTAGCAATATGGTTCTTGTTGCTCAAGGACCTACGCTAGATAAGGTTTCTCCGGCGGTTCAAGTTTCTAGCGCCTTGGTGCTTTTGTACCAGCGTCTTACGACTTATCAAGTTGAGCCAGACGCCAGCTCCCTGGAGCGGTTCATGGCTTCCATTCGTGCTAGTCGTAGGGCCTTCAAGCAGGCCAACGAGACTACCAAGACTGTAGAGGAGACTTTACTGTCTATTCAGGATTTGATAAACAATGTTTGTGCTCTTGTTGGGACAGATTGGCGAGCCAATTTTTCCGGGGAGTATTGGGTAGAGATCGACGAGATGCGAGAGACTTACAACAAGTTGCGCTCTGATTTTGATGAGCGTAAGGAATTGTCGTCTGTGGCAGCTCAGGCCAAGGCCTTGCTGACCCGCCTTGAATCCACTTCTGTTAAGAGTTCATCTACGATGTACGCGCAACATAGGGATTTGAGGAATCTCGTGTACTCACTCTGTTCAGAGCTTCGGGGTTTTGGAGCCTTTGGCAACGCTGAGAGGGTTGAGCCATTTGTCATAACCCTTTCCGGAGATCCGGGCATCGGTAAGTCTCTGGTTTCAAAGGCCATACAGGATGTCCTTGCTCGCAAGCTGCTTTCTAGTAGGGCATACAATGACTTTGTTGGAGGTACTACGGCTAATGTCGTTTGGGCCCCTAACTTGGCTGAGACTTTTGACTCTGGGTACAACAATCAAGCAATTGTTTTACTTGATGATCTTGGGTATTCTAAAGAATCTAACGACATTGTTATTCCCAAGTTTATCCAGTGGGTTAACCAAGTCCCAACTCAGACGAATCAAGCTGCCCTGGAACGTAAAGGGGCTATCTTTTTCGATTCTAAGTTGATTTTGTGCACTACTAATTTGGTGGATTTCGGCAGGGCGACCGAGCGCTTGGCAACACCTGAG